CTTGTACTGTTTTCTTTTCTACCAGCAATTGCGCCAAAACCATACCAAGCACTTGTTTGGTATTCACCACCAAGAACTAACTGACCACCTTTATCTGTTGAATATGCGTCTGTTGTGTAAATAAAAGCATTACCACGAGAATCTACTGCAACATTTGAACTTGCTACTTGTAATTTAGAATAAGCCGTTGTTGCGCCAACTAACAAGTTACCACTATTATCTAGTGTCATTGCTTGGGTAAAGGATATAGCGTTTCCTGCTGTTCCTGATGGTGCGTTGTACCAAGTATGAGTTCCTGCTCCGTCATTCATTGAATAATAAACGGAATAGCCATTAGCCTTATAAACATTTGTATTAGAACTATTTACATAAGTGTTTGCAAATAAACGAAAATTGTTTGAATTGCTTGACCATACAGAACCACCAACAAGCTCTATTGCTTTATTTGTTGAATACCAAGCACTAGGAACAACTCCTATTCCTACATTACTGCTTGAATCTATATATAAAGCAGTTGACCCACTTATATTTAAGCGTACTTGTGATCCATCAATGCTAACAGGTTGATAAGCTGAACCTGATCTATCATAAGAAAGCAAATAACTTTGTGTACCATTCCAGTACAACTCAGGGCCAACACCACTACTTGGAACTGTTCTTCCTGTTATAAATAAACTACCATTTGCTTGGAGCATAGCAGTAGGACTACTTGTACCTATACCTAGATAGCCTGCGCTTGTAAGGCGCATTTTTTCTGTTGAATTAGTTCCAAAAGATAAAAAACTATTTTCTAAATTCCACAAATATGTGTCATTACCATCCTGTTGCAAAATTAAACCATCAGAACTTGTTGCGCCTGTTGTGCTATTTTGAACAGTTATAGTAGATGTACCTGTTGCCGTGTATACAGATAATGGTCTTGATGGAGAATTTGTGCCTATACCTAAACGACTGTTTGTAGAATCCCAAACAAGTGCAGACCCAGTAGCCAAAGCACTTGTACTAGACGCATACACTACTCCATTTGCAGTAAATGAAGTCAGGTTTGTTCCTCCATTTGCTACTGGTAATGTGCCTGTGACTCCTGTTGTTAAGGGCAATCCCGTATTGCTTGCCAATGATCCTGTTGTAGTTTGTAATGTTCCACTTGTGGGAAAAGTCACCGCCGTGTTACCTGTGAGCGTTAAGCCCAAAGTGTAATTGCCTGTGAAGGTGATCGTGTTGTTCGTTCCGTTAGCTACACCTGTACCGCCGTTGGCTGGGAGAACAACCCCTGCCGTGCTGATTGAAGTGGCCTTGACATAATCTCCAGACACCGTGTTATAAAACACCACCGCAGTCTCGCCCGCAGCAATACTGACCCCCGTACCCGCAGTCTTCTTGATCGTGATGGCGTATCCGCCAGTTGTCCCGTTGGTGATGTAGTAAGTCTTACTTGTCGCTGGAGCAATGATGTTCCTTGCCGCAGTTCTAGCGCCTGTGCAGTTTAGGATCGCATATTGAGCTACTGTCGAATTCGTTGCAGTAGAAGTAAAGCTGGATGAGTTGTTACCATTACTGACCGCCAACGTGATGTCTGAGTCCTGCGTGATGTTGTTTGTACCCGCAACTGCTAAGTCTACAAGCTGTGTAAAGCCATTGTTAACATCATCACCCCAAACACCTGACTCTTGGCCTGTGGTGGGTTGGTTAAGACCTAGTAAGGTTGTATTGGTATATGCCATATTTTATCCTATCAATGTCCAATTTGCTGATTCTGTGTCGTCAATCAAAGACCAACCCGGTGTTTGTGCGTCATCTATATTTTGCCACGAAGGAGTCTGACTGTCATCAATTAAACTCCAGTAAACTGCCGTCATCGTACCCACCTGACCAACCGCTACCGCACCCGTGAGTGTAGCTCCTCGATTAGCCATTGTCACCGTACCTACTGCGCCCGCCGAGCCTACCCCAGTCAAAGCCAAAGTAATGTTAGCGCCAACTGTTCCAGCCACACCCCTAGCAATAACAGACCCCAACGGGACTGACATCGCACCAACCTGACCTGTGGCGTTAACACCAGACAAATCTGCCTGTTTACCCGGAGCTACTGAACCAACTGCACCTGATGCCCCAACACCTGAGATGGATAGCGTTAAACTAGCCCCGACTGTACCAACCGATCCTATCGCTACATTACCAACATCTCCGTCAGTATTGTTGGCCACCATCTGACCAACTGCGCCTGCACTCTGAACACCAGATAGGCTAAACGATTTATCGCCAGTAACTGTACCCGTGAACCCACTTGCCAAAACACCAGACAGAGCCGCCGCATTACTAATCAGTAATGACCCTACGCTACCACTTGCTCCTACACCAGATAGGGCTATCGTGATATTGACTGTAGGTGCTTGAACCGATCCGCTTGCGCCAACGCCCGTCAAGGCAATTGTGATGTTACTGGATACCGACCCTACATTTCCGCTTGCAGATACACCAGAAACCGCTACGCTCTCATTAGGAGTGACTGTTCCAGTATTACCTACGCCACCAACGCCAGACAGAGCAATGGTGACATTAACGCCAACCGTGCCTACATTGCCTGAAGCAGCGTCGCCTGAGATTGTAGTTAATCCCTGCCCCCACGGGCCACCACCCCAAGTGCCACTACCCCATCCAGCCATAACTCACCTATTAGGTGGTTGACAAGCGCAGCAAAGCAGTTGTCGTTGTGTTGGAAGGCATAGTCAATGTGAATGTACCAGCCGTGATGGTTTGTGAACCAAAGGTATGTACTGATACAGCTTTATTGCTTTGCGTTGAGTTATAGATCAACACAGTATCAAATGCAGTAGTCAGCGTAACTGTTGAGTAAACCAAATTACCAGATGGAGTCCAATAACCTACGCCAGCCGTTGAAGAGCTATTTGTAGATGTTGGATTGGTTGCATTTGTGACTGTAATGCCACCTGCTGTATATCCAGTTCCAGATACTTCATTGGTTGCAGAATATGCAGTTGTAGCCGCATTGATTGTAGCTGTAGTCACATACAAAGCCGCCTTGAATGTATCAGGCGTACTTGCTGTATGCGCTGGATTAGCAGAACTAAAGTTATGAGTTGCACTTAACAACTCACCCAAGAAAGATGTACACATTGATTGGGTATTGGCCATGATATTTCCTTTATGCTAAAGAAGCAGCAAATAAGTCTGAGAAAGGGGATTTTTTAAGAGTGACGTGAGCTGATCTATGAACCAGCTCACCGTCTAACCAATACTCAACCCATGTTGTGTATTCGTTTTCGTTGTCGATTGAACCTTCTTTCTTCTCAAGAAGAGAGTCATCCATATCGCCTTTAGTCGTTGTTACAATCAATTTGAACTCCTTATCAAGGCCGATGTTGCAGTATTTGCAGGCATTGTAATCGTAAAATTTGTCGATGTCTTGTCTGAACCAAAATCTAAAACTGCTATAGATTTATTGCCTTTAGATGCGTTATAAATCAATGCACATCGAGCAGTAATAGCAGTCCCAGTCCACACAACATTATTAAAATTAACATAAGCCGTATAGCCATATGTGTTTAGCGTAACGCCAGTTAACAACTGACCACCAGTCGTATAACTAGAAGACGCGGCAACTTCATTGGTAGCAGAGTAAATAGTCGTATCAGCATTTAAGTTAGCAAAACCAGTATACAAAGCTACATACAATTGGTCAGTCGTCAGGTCATGTACGCCCTGGTAAAGCTGAGACTTAAAGCTTGTTGTTTGTGTTTGTACGATGCTCATGCTACAGGAACCCTTACTTGACCATCACGATAAGCATCCATACGTTGTTTGCCATCGCCCAAGTTCTTGAGAAGAGCAATCGCCTGAACATAACGCTCTTGATACAAAGTATACATACCATCGTCAGGGCCACTCTTCATGTAAACACCAGCTTCACATAAAGTACCATATAACAATACGCTATCAAAATTATCCCCAAGCCATGTTGTATTGGCTGTAACTATTGATTCTGGATAATAGTAATAATGCAATTCTGCTGAATAAACCGCATTAGGCGTTGGGCCAATAATAAATGTTAGTTCATTTATATTAGAAGAATTAGGGCCAAATATAGCATAGTGCTTTGGTTCAGCTGCATAAGCAGATAAAGGATAAGCCTCACGAATAAAGTTAACATCTTTATTCAATAAGTACAAATAGTCCCCCTGAAAAACTATTGATCCTGAAACTGCCCCACTATTGGCAACAGTCAAAGTAACTATAGTTCCATTAACACTTCTTACTTGGCAATTGGTTCCAATGCCCGTACCCGTTACTTGCTGACCAGTAGCTATACCAGTATTGCTTGCAACAGTAATAGTATATGCCCCAGAAGAACCAGTAGCAGTCGTTGTGTTATTGGGATAAACAGCAAGGCTATATGTAGACAAAAAATCATCAGGGCAACTTAAATACTTATTGCCTGTCGTAAACACACCCGTTACATTCTTACGCAAGTTAGCAATCTGCACCGTGTTATACACACGTTGCTCTGCCTGCTTAATAAGCGTATTGATAGTTGTTGTATCAAATGTATTCTGCGTATAGTCTTGTACCGCAGCTACGAGTTGTGTATACGTGATTGCCATGTTTACGCCATTGGGCCTCTAGACATTACGCCTTTAGTCGCCGCGCCAGTGCCACGCATTTTGATACCAGTCGTCTTGGGGGCTGGGTAATCATTGCTATGACTATTAGCCACAGATACATTGGTATTGCGTAAGTATTCTTTGTTGTCGCATACTCCAGCTTCTTGAATAGGAGCAGGCTTACCAGTCATGGTATGAGGTGCGGCATATACCATAGCATCACCCACTTCTTTGCCCATCATTTTTTTGCTAAATGTAGCCATGTTATCCACCTCTTCCTGTACGGCGTTGGTTAGCAACTTTAGCCAAGTTACGACCAAGCTTTAACATTTGCATATTGGTTTTACCACCAGCGGCAAGCTTCAAGGTAGTACCTTTTCCGCCTTTATGCTCTTGCTTGTCATGCTGTTTGAAAGCCTTTTTAATCAAAGAAACATCTTGTTTCTTGTCAGCCTTCATGTCTTCTTTCATATCGCTTTTAGCCATGATTAACTCCCTGTAATTGTTACCGTACCAACACTCGTTCTACCAACCAAATAGTTTGGTGTTAATACAGCATCAAACTGACTAGCACCGCCAACTGGATTCCATCCCCACTGAATATCTCTTGATCCGCCTGTAGGATATCCATTGTCCGTATTGTTTGTTGTCTGCAATCCATTCAATCCAGCAGTTACATAAGTAGTATCTGGTCTAGGCTGACGAACCGCTTGAGGATCATCAACAGGATACATACCTAATTGCAACTGAGGCTGATCTGGATCCCAACATTCAGAACAAACTTTCAATTGATATAGTTTAGTCTTTATGACCTCAAATTTCAACTTTTTTAATTTGAACTGCTGACCACATCGATCACATTCCGCAATCGCATGTTTGCCAGAAGAAAACTGATTCGCCATTAAGTGGTTCCCCCACCAATGAATGACTGCCTTGGAACAAGTCTAAGAGCTGCTTTCTCATGATCTTCGCCAGCAGCTAAATTAAATTGCTCTTCATAAACTTGCTTGAGCATATCCAATCTACCTTGGAGTTCAGGTACTTTCATAGCTATGTAGTAGCCTAGTCCAGCTGCGGCTGCATTCATAAATCTGAAGTTCCAATCCCCGGTCTGAATTCCTGACCCAGTATTCTGAATCCTACGCAATCTCCAATATACAAATTGGTATGAGGTAGATCCATCTGGCGTTGGCCATACAGTCACGGCAGGCAACTGAGGTACATAAACGGCAACACCGCTACTATGTGATGCGGCAGTTGTATTAGCTTGCCCTCTAAATACTCCACCCAAAACATTACCTGTTACATAGGTGTAGTAAATGATTTCATCATCTAACTTAATGAATCCAGAACCAGCCAAACCAACAACAGAATTCAATGTGATTGAATCATCTGTGGCGTTTATGGCCGCCGTAGTGATTAAGTTGGTAGGATTGGTTTCCCCTGAAAGACGCTGAATCCACACTTGGATGGGTCTAGCTTGGGTTAGCTTGTTTGGAATAGTCGCATAGGTAGAAACACTAATACGAGTAATCGTCAAGTCGGCTTGGTTAGAGGTGCTATTTGCATTCGTCCTGATGACATGATCCAAAAGATCTATGGTATCAGTCGGTAGGGCATAAGTATTTAATCCTTGCGTTAGATTAAGTACACCCTCTTCGATTGTCCACATATTCAATCCACGGTTTGCCCACTCAATGGTGAGCAAGTTCATAGATCTACGAGCCGTTCTCAGGTCATAGCCTGACCGCATCTCCCTACCAGCACGCTCCCAAGCTTCCTCGGCCAACTCCGTGAAATCCATGTTGAAGTCTGTGATGCCAGTAGTAGTCATTTTATTGAGATAATTTTAAAATTATGTTGCGGTTTTTGCAGATTCTTGGAATGCCTTGGCAGTAGGTGCACCCTTACTACCAGGCTTCCTCATCTTTTCACCAGAACCGTTGGCTATCCGTTTCTGTTTTGCATGGATATTGGCATACAAACCGACCTTACCGCCCTCGGCATATTGAAGAAAATCCGTATCATCACGGCGCTTTTTCTTAACTGCTTTGGGCATTTTGGAGGGATTGATATCGCCCATTCCACGGCTGGCCATCATAGATTTCTACCCTTGGTAAAGCCTTTAGTAGCGCAACCATCTGCTCGTTTAGACGCTAAGGATCTTGCCATGCCACCTTTAGCAAACCTAGAGCCAGCATAAGAGTTATCCACAGAACCAGGATTGTATGGTTTTCTAGATTCTCCCTTGGTGATCTTGGGCGCAGCTGCCATACTCTTTTGACCTCTGCTATTGCCTTTTTCCAAGTCAGCCATTTGGTTCGCTTCTTTTGCGGCGTTCGCTCTAAGAGCTTTCATTGCAGCCTCAGAAGTTCCGCTTGGAGCATTCTTTTCTAACTCAGCAAAAGTAGTTGTAGACTTTGATTCACCACGGCGAGTCAAACCTTTCTGAGCATTCATGTAATCACGCAGATTATCATAGCCAGACTTAGCCAACTCTTCTTTGGTAACAATCTTTGGTTTAGATGCTGCAGGTGCAGACTTCCCAGAAGAAGTTACTTCAGTAGCCATGAACTCGGCATCTTCAGGTGTCAATGGCACTTCACCATTTAAACCTTTATAGCGACCAAAACCAGCTCCAGGTTTTTCTTTTTCAGGAGTGGGATTTTTTTTGTATTCTTCTTCAGCGCCAGAGAGTTCAACCTCTTCGCCTTTGTTAAACCGTTTTACTTTAGCCATGATTAGCTCCTTAGCAGGCTTTGCCGCCCATGTTCATCTTTTTGGTCATGCCACCTTTTTTCATTCCCAAAGGAGTGCTGCCAGACATTTTAACCATTGTGCCTTTGGTTTTGCCTTTAGTAGCAACGCCGTCTTTGCTGGGAGCAGCAGTTTTGACTGAACCCATCTTTGCAGAAGTTATTCCGCCTTTTGCCATCTTTTTCATACCTGACTCCTTGAATGTTTTGCCTTTATCGGCAGTTGCAAAATCTTGTCCCACTGATTGTGGAACACCTACCTTCTTAGCAAAAGCCTTATTATGGGCAATCGCCTCCATAAAACGATGTTGTTTAGCAGAACTACTTGGCATCATTTCCCCGCTTGAATAAGTTGGTCAATCTTTGCTTCAAGTCTATTAAAGCGTTGGTCAATGTGGTCAGTAATTCGCTGAACTTCTGCTTGAGTTGTGTAATCACGAGCTAACTCCTCCCGAGTTTTGTTTAACAGGATATCAATTCTTTTGATCTCTGCAAACTTTTCTTTAACAATAAATGTCAAAATACCAGTAAAGAGCGTCAAAATTCCAGACCATATTAGGTTAACATCAATCACAGATATCTACCTTTAGTAAATCCTTTGGTGGCACAACCATCTGCTCGTTTTGAAACAGAACTTCTGGTGACTCCACCTCGTTTCATGTTAAGTGATACATAACCTTCATCGCCTTCGTAATCAGAATCTGACTTAGATGATGGCTCAGCTTTTATGGTAGTTCTAGATACAGAACGCTTAACTGGTTTTTTGTCTAGAGCACCTTTTTCAATTCGCTCTTGTGCATCTTTGGTAAGAGTAACTCTATCACCTGAAACGGCTTCTTTAGCCGCCAAGTCACCAAGTCCAGACTCATCGACCATTTTTTTGCCGATACCAGTTACATCGTCTATGCCACGACCGACAAGATATCCAGCGCCTAATGCGCCAGCAGCGGCAGCTCCAGCGCCACCCAAACGAGCACCACCTCGCATACCCGCTTTTTTGACTGCATCAAGCGCAGCTCCTTTAATGTTTTCAGGAGGACTTAAAGCTTTGCCAGCGGCACGTACATCTTTTCCCAATTCTTTAAGATCGTACTTAGTTGGGTCTGGTAAATTACTGAACCTAGTACCTTTTATGCTATCAGTCGCCATGTTTTACCTCAACATTTCCAAGCCCGTAGGCTTTTGTTAATCCTGCTGTTTGGATCTTTGGCCGTCTTCTCTGAAGTTAACTTGGCCTTCATCCCCGACATTCTCGCGCAAAAAGATTTCTTTCTTGATCCGCCCTCGGGTTGGGGAGGTTTTAAATTCATCCCCTCCTTCTTTGCGGATGCCCGTCCCTTGGCGTTTAAGCCTCCGTTCGGATTCTTCCCTTCTTTGCGTTGCCATGCTGGTGACTTTGCCATTATGTATTACCTGCATCTACACTGTTTGCAATCAATACACCGCCAATGTTTATACCTACTGTACAAGCAGTAGTAGCGCTGGGAGCAATCTGCCACTGAACATCTGTACCTGCTGGATATGCAAATGGAAAATTACGTTGGATGTTGTACTGTTGAACAAAAGGTGTATTTAAAATAACTCTGCGTACCAATGTTGCAGAGGTATTTAGTGCTTGGTTGTATTGTGCAACAGCCCTGTATGTACCGTAATTTGCGGTATTACCTGTAAATGAACTGTTAGCGGTAAACCTTGTTAATTGCAAAGTATTGTTTGCTGGAACTGTATACACCGCCATTTGTGATGTACCAACACTAACTGTACTACCATTGTATGTAGTTGTGTTAATTTGAGCATATACAACAGCACCAGATGTTGCCGCTTGATTTTGCAAAGTAACCGTACCTGTTGGCTGAACTGTGGTAGCCAAAGAAACAGCAATATTGTTAATTCTCCAATATGTCTTAGCTGTTACTACACCAGTACCCGCTGTTCCGCCTAAAGCAAGAGTTTCAGATATTAACTTGTAGTTTGCATCCAAGCCAGTAATTTGAATTAAAGCACCAGAATCTCCAGCGCCTACTGTACTCGCAACGTACATCTGCTGTGCAGATGCTGGAAATACATAATTTGTAGAAGGAGAATTCTCCCACATGGTAACAAACAGGCCCGCTGTTGTCCCAGTTGTGCCATACCCAAATATATTTAATGGTGTATGGTAAGCAATCTGCCCACGAGATACCTGCAAATCAAAAGGTTCATATTGCCCCCTTTGGCTCACAGATGATGGTGTTCCATTTGATGCCATTATCTATTCTCCAAAAATAGGGGCCGAAGCCCCTAGGATTTATTAGGCTTGTAAGGATGTTGGGTTAGCAACACCATCTGAACCACGGACTGTATACACACAAGTTACGCTTGCTACACCGCCAGAAGCAGTACCTGCACAAGCATAAGTTACAGTAACGATTGCATCAGTTGAACCTACATTTTCGTAAGTAGCAATGCTTGCGTCAGTAATGGTAAATGTTGCACGGCCTACAGACAAGGGTGTAGTGGTAGCTCCACCAACAGTACCCAAAGTTGTAGAGCCAATTTTTAAAGTGATTGTGTTACCAGTAGTACCAGCATAAGCGGTGGTAATGTTCACAATAAAGTTTTGAATCATTGCGCCAGCAGGGAGAACAAACAATGTAGTAGCGGTTGTATCGCTAACAGTTGTTGCGCCTGTTTGTGTAACAGTTGTTGCGCCCATATTGCGGATAGTGCCCGCAGTTGTGCCAGTTGTGTTTTTAACAGTGCCCAATAACCAAGGGCCTAGGTGTGTTGCGAATCCCATGAGGATACTCCTTATACATGCATTATGGCGTATCTATCTGCATGAAGTCAGCTGGGGCTGTTAGATACACCGAAATCCCAGAACAACTCTAATATACACTAATTTAAAAAAAAGAAAAGGGGCAAGAGCCCCCTTTCTTCACTTTATCAGGACGAACCTGAAGAACCCCAAATTCCGAGGGGATCAGACCAACCAAAAGAATAACGCTCTCTGGACTTGTAACGGACGTTACCAGTATCAAAGTCGCCATCCATAGATTGTGTCAATGGTGAGCGCACAAAGTGCTTCAATCCATTGGGTACATCAGTAGTCAAATACCAACCGTTTGTGTCGGTCAAGAAGTGATTTACTGTGTATCCACCAGGAATAGCACCCATCTGTTTGATGGCGTTAATATCGTTGTCAGTTGTACCAACACGGAGTTCGGTATCCAACAAACGCTTAGCAACGAACATCAAGCTTGGAGGAACAATCAATTTAGCAGGCTTAGCTGCGATCAAAAGTCCACGCTCATCCGTCCAACCAGCGATCTGAATAACGGCGGCTTCCAAAGAAGTCTCGTTCAAATCTACTTGTGTAGAAGGAGTGTTGGCGTTTGTGCTTCCATTGATAAGTGGGTGTGATGTGCTAAACAAAGCAACACCGTCACCACCTGGATAGGCTGAGCTGAAACCGTTATTGATAACGGCAGCGGCTTTTACCTGCTTGGTATACGCCATAGCACGTGCCAAACCTTTGGTGTAGCGAGCAGACAAGCTGTCGTACAAGTTATCTTCAACCGCTTCTTCAGTGATTGAGAAACCCAAAGCAATGGTTTCGTGGTTATAGCGAGTTGTCCATGCCTCTTGA